CAGGCGGTGCAGGCAGAGCTAGTCAAACAGCGCCGCCCAGGCGGCTTACTGGCTGCGTAAGGGTAGAATTGATGCAGCACCATCCTTGCTCCATGCCAAAAGGCGCAGATTTGACAGGACAGCGATTTGAGCGACTGGTTGTCGTTTCTTATTTCGGTCAAAACAAGCAGAAAAACTCCGTTTGGAATTGCCAGTGTGATTGCGGTGGCAGCACTCAGACGACAACTCGCTGTCTACGCTCAGGTGACACAAAAAGTTGCGGGTGCCTAAGAAAAGAGCGCACCGCGCAACTCCGGGCAACGCATGGCATGTCCAGGAAACCAGAGTACGTGGCCTACATGCACATGATTGATAGGTGTACAAATCCCAAGAACAAAAGCTTTGACAATTACGGAGGCAGGGGCATTGCCGTCTGCAAGCGCTGGCTTGAATCGTTCGTCAATTTCTATGACGACATGGGCGCAAGGCCTCAAAACGGCACTCTTGAAAGAATCGACGTGAACAAGGGCTACGAGCCGGCAAATTGCAAGTGGTCCGAGGACTGGGCAGAGCAAGCTAGGAACAAACGCCGCAGCCTGCTGATCGCTCACCAAGGAGAGGTCATGTGCGCAAGTGAGTGGGCTAGACACTTTGGCGTGCCTAAAACAACTGCCATCGCCCGCCTGCAGCGCGGCCTACCATTTGAGCAGGTGTTTGCTGGGAGGGCGTCTTGAGTACCTTTGCATACGTTCCGAGCTTTGAAGCCACCGAGAGCAGCAAGCCTCGCGTTCGAAAGTTCCAAGCTGGTGACTCGTATGAGCAGCGGGTGCGCTTTGGCCTGAACACTGACCCGAAGGAGTGGACGCTGACCTTCGCCAACCGCGACGATACCGAGCGCGACAACATCCTCGCCTTTCTTGAGGCGCGGGCTGGCGTGGAAGCCTTCGACTGGACCCCGCCCCGTGGCACTGCTGGGAAGTACGTCTGCGAGGAGTGGCAGACCACGCTGAGCAACTGCAACAACAACCAGATCCAGGCCACCTTCCGCGAGGTGTTTGAGGTCTGATGGCTGTCCCCGTCTCTGATCTTCAGGCCGTTGCGCCCAGCGCCATCATCGAGCTGTTTGAGCTGGAGCTGAACACCACGCAGCATGGCGTCGCAGATACCTACCGTTTCCACGCCGGCGTCAACTTGAACGCCAGCGGCGAGGTGGTCTGGGCCGGCAACAACTACCTGCGGTTTCCGGTTGAGGCGGAGGGCTTCGATTACACCGGCAACGGCCAGCTGCCGCGGCCAAAGGTGCGCGTCGGCAACGTGCTGAGCACCATCACCGCGCTGCTGCTGACGCTGCCTGAAGGACTGGAGGGCGCGAAGTTCACGCGCATTCGCACCCTGGCGCGCTACCTCGACGCGGTGAACTTCCCAGGCGGCGTCAACCCCTACGGCACACCGGACCCGACCGCCGAGTTCCCGCGCGAGATCTACTACGTTGACCGCAAAACGGTTGAAACCCGCGACGTGGTGGAGTTTGAGCTGGCTGCTGCATTTGACCTAGCAGGCGTGCGCGCACCCAAGCGGCAGTGCATCGGCAACATCTGCCAATGGGAGTACCGCTCACCAGAATGCGGCTACATCGGCAGCAGCTACTTCAACGAGAACGACCAGCCCACCACCAGTCTGGCCGCTGATGTATGCGGCAAGAAGCTGAGCAGCTGCAAAGCGCGGTTTGGCTCCACCGCGGAGCTGCCGTTTGGATCCTTCCCCGGTATCGGAACCTACTTCGCATGACTTGGCGCATTGCTGCACTTGACCACGCCAAGGCGGAAGACCCCCGCGAAGCTTGCGGGCTGGTGGTCATCATCAAAGGCCGGCGGCGCTACTGGCCGTGTCGCAACCTGTCGGCCGGCACTGAGCAGTTCATCCTCGACCCGATGGACTACGCCGCAGCGGAGGATGCTGGCGAGATCATCGCGGTGTTCCACAGCCACCCGGTCACACCGCCAGAACCCAGCCAGGCGGACCTGCTGGCGATCGAGCGGTCGGATCTGCCCTGGTACATCGTCAACCCCAAGACCGAGGCATGGAGCAAGAAGCTGCTGCCATCGGGCTACAAGGCGCCGCTGATCGGCCGCGAGTGGGTCTGGGGGCTGAGCGACTGCTGGACGCTCACCCGCGACTGGTACGCCGAGCAAGGCCTGCAGCTGCCGGACTGGGAGCGGCCGCTGACACCTGAGGAGTTTGAGGCGGATCCGCTGTTTGACCGCTACTGGAAGGAGGCTGGCTTCCGCGAGCTGGATGAGGAGGAGCAGCTGGTGCCGGGCGATGCGCTGCTGATGAGCATCAGCGGGCCGGGGCTGAACCACGTCGGCGTCTACATCGGTGACCAGCTGGTGCTGCACCACATCCGCGGGCGGCTCAGCAGCCGCGACCTGTACGGCGGCTGGCTCATGAAATGTACGGGCCGGCGCCTTCGCCATTACGATGCAGGGAGGCTCGCGCTGGGCTGATGTTGCGAACGATCCGCATTTACGGCCGCCTGGCAAAGTTCCTGAAGCGGCGGAAGTTTCAGGTCGAGGTGTCGAGCGCAGCTGAGGCGGTGCGGTTTCTGCTCGTTAACTTCCCGCAGCTGGAGCGGCACATGGCCGACCAGCACTACCGCGTCAGCGTGGGCGGTTATGACCTGTCGGCGGAGGAGCTGCACGACCCAGCAGGACAGCAGGAGATCAAGATCATCCCCGTGCTGGCTGGTGCCGGTGCGGTCGGGCGGATCCTTGCTGGTGTGGCGTTGATTGCGCTTAGCTTCATTCCTGGCCTTGGTGCAATCGCCGGCATTGCGATCAGCTCGATCGCCTTCGGTGTCGGCGCCAGCTTGGTGCTCGGCGGCGTGGCGCAGCTGCTCACTCCGGTGCCAAGAACAGCTCAAGGCGTGGCCAACAACACCGACCAAGACCCCCGCAAGTCCTACAGCTTCAGCGGCATCCAGCAGACCAGCCGCGCGGGCGTGCCCGTGCCGATCGTTTATGGCGAGACGATCGTCGGCTCGGTTGTGATTTCAGCCGGCATCGACACGGTGCAGACATGAGCAGAATTGTCGGCGCTGGTGGTGGCGGTGGCGGGTGTTTCCTTGGCCACACCCTGATCCGCACGCCCGACGGCGAGCGCGCGATCGAGACGCTGCAGCCCGGTGATCTGGTGCTCAGCTTTGACGATCGGGGCGCGATCCACCAGGCGAAGGTTCTCAAGGTTCACGTCCACGAAAGCGAGCGCGTCATCCGCTACCGCCTATGGGGCGGCACTGCACTTGATGCCACGCCCAACCACTGGGTTTTGAACCAGTTCAACGCCTTCGTTGAGATCGACACGCTCGGCGCTGACGACTGCCTGGTGGATGAGAACGGCCACCTGCGGCCGATCGTGGGCAAAGCTGACCTATGCGTCGGCACTGTCTACAACCTCACCGTTGAAGGTCACCACACCTTCATCGCTGGCGGGATCCGCGTTCACAATGCAGGCCTCGGCCTTGGCATCGCTGGCGCAGGTGGCGGCGGCAGCAGCAGCAAGGGAGGCGGCGGCACCACCTACACCCCGACCGAAGCAGGCGACAACCTCAACTCCTCGCAGTTCGCCACGCTCATCGACCTGATCAGCGAAGGCGAAATCCAAGGGCTGAAGGATGGCGCCAAGTCCATCTATGTCAACAACACGCCGCTGCAGAACGCTGACGGCTCCTACAACTTCCAAGGCGTCACCGTTGACACGCGCAACGGCACACAGAACCAGAGCTACATCCCGATCACGGCTGACGTAGAAAACGAGAAGCCGGTGAGCGTGCAGGTGCAGGCCGGCGTGCCCATCGTGCGCAGCATCACTAGCAGCACGGTCAACGCGGTGCGCGTCACCATCACGGTGCCAGCGCTGCAGCAGTTTGCCGACAACGGCGACATCGTTGGCAGCAGCTTCGGGCTGCAGATCGACGTGCAGTACAACGGCGGCGGCTACGTCGCAGCCGTGATCGACACCGTGTCAGGACGCAGCGGTGATCAGTTCCAGCGCGACTATGTGATCAACATCAGCGGCGCGTTCCCTGTCGATGTGCGCGTTTCCCGCACGACCGCCGACAGCGGCAGCGCCAAGATCCAGAACGCCTTCAGCTGGTCCTCTTATACCGAGATCACCTACGCCAAGCTGCGCTACCCCAACAGCGCGCTGGTGGCGCTGCGCGTCAACTCTGAGCAGTTCTCCAGCATTCCAAGCCGCAGCTACCTGATCCGCGGCATCAAGGTGGCGATCCCCAACAACGCTACAGTGGACAGCACCACCGGGCGGTTGATCTACAGCGGCGTGTGGGGCGGCACGTTCGGCGCTGCGCAGTGGACCACTGACCCGGCGTGGATCCTTTGGGACCTGCTCACCTCAACGCGCTACGGCTTTGGCGATCACATCAGCGCCAGTCAGCTCGACAAGTGGGCGTTTTATGCCGCCAGCCAGTACGCCTCAGCGCTGGTGCCTGACGGTTTCGGCGGGCAGGAGCCACGCTTCAGCTGCAACGTCAACATCCAGACGGCAGAGGAGGCCTACAAGCTCATCAACGACATGTCGTCGGTGTTCCGGGCGATGCCCTACTGGAGCACCGGCGCGCTCACCGTCAGCCAGGACAAGCCCAGCGACCCGGCCTATCTGTTCACTTACGCCAACGTCAGCGAGGAAGGGTTCGCCTATCAAGGCGGCAGCCTAAAGACACGTCCGACCGTTGCGGTGGTGAGCTGGCTGAACCTTGCATCCCGCGACATCGACTATGAGGTGGTCGAGGACCAGGCGGCGATCAGCAAGTACGGCGTGATCACTCGCGAGATCTCCGCTTTTGCCTGCACCAGCCGCGGGCAGGCGCACCGACTGGGCGAATGGCTGCTCTATTCGGAGTGGTATGAAAACGAGGTGGTCAGCTTCACCGCGTCGATCGACGCCGGCGTGCTGGTGCGACCTGGACAGATCATCGAAATCAGCGATCCATTGCGTGCTGGCTCACGCCGTGGCGGGCGTCTTGTATCAGCCACCACCACGACGGTGACGGTAGATGATGCCACTGGCTTGACGGTTGGCACTGCTGCCACGCTGTCGGTCATCCTGCCGACAGGCGTCGTTGAAAGCCGCGCAGTCAACACCATCAGCGGCAACGTGGTCACGGTGGCAACAGCATTCACCACCGCGCCCAACCCGAACAGCATCTGGATCTATCAGGTCTCGACGGTGCAAGCCTCGACTTGGCGGGTGCTGTCGGTGCAGGAGCAGGAGTCCGCGCAATACGCCATCACGGCGCTGGCCTACAACGCCAGCAAGTACGACTACATCGAGCGGGAGCTGCAGCTGCAGCAGCGGGACATCACCGACCTGAACGTCATCCCCCTGCCGCCGGGCAACCTGCAGGCAGTGGAGGCGCTCTATGAAAACAGCGGCCGCGCGCTGTCCAAGCTGGTGCTTAGCTGGCAGGCAGCCTCAGGCGTCACCCAGTACCGCATTCGGTGGCGGCCATTGAACGGCAACTGGACCAGCAACACCCAGACCCGGCTCGATTACGAAATCCTCGACACCTCGGCCGGCGTTTATGAGGTTGAGGTCTACAGCCTCAGCCCTGGCCTGGTGCAGTCGGTGCAGCCGGCCAGCCTGACAATCAACGCGCTGGGCAAGACCGCGCCACCTGAATCGGTCACCGGGCTGTCGCTCATCCCGATCGACGAGGCCAGCGCCATCCTCAGCTGGACCCGCACCCCCGAGCTGGACGTGCTGCTCGGCGGCAAGGTGCTGATCCGCCACAACGTCGCCATGGTCGGCGCGCTGTGGGAGGAGAGCCAAGAGATCGTCGCCGCTGCAGCCGGCAGCCAAACCCAGAAGCAGGTGCCGCTGCTGGAGGGCACCTATCTGGTGAAGTTTGAGGATGACGGCGGCCGCCGCAGCTTGGTTGCTACGGCGATCGTGGTGGACCTGCCTACACCACAGCCGCGGCTGCTGGTGCAGACCTACGCCGAGGATCTGGAGAGTCCGCCCTTCAACGGCAACTACACCGACATGTTCTACGCCTCAGGTGTGCCGGAGCTGGGCGGCGCCAGCGGCATCCTGCTGAGCGCCGGCTTGGATGTTGACGCCATGGCCACCGACAACAACTGGGACGGGCTGGCCTCGATCGACAGCGTGGGCGGCGTGCTCAGCACCGGCGAGTATGAGTTCGGCAGCACCTACAGCTTCCCCGGCGTGTTCGACTGCAACATCCGCAGGCGGCTGGTCACCTTCCCCTACATCCCCGGCGATTTCTGGGATGACAAGACCGACCTGATCGACACCTGGGATTTGATCGACGGCACTGGCGGCGACCGGGTGAACGCGCTCACCTATGTGCGCGCCACTCAAGACGATCCAAGCGGCACGCCGGTCTGGGGCGAGTGGCGGGAGTTCAGCAACGCGATCGTTCGCGGCCGTGGCTTCCAGTTCAAGACCATCGCCACCAGCACCGACCCAACCCAGAACATCGTTATCGAGGAGCTGGGTGCCGAGCTGGAGCTGCAGCAGCGGGTGGAGCAGTCAGCGGTCCTCACCAGCGGTGCGGGAACTTATACGGCGACCTTCGCAAATCCTTTCTTTGCGATCCCCAGCGTCGGCGTCACGGCGTACAACATGGAAACGGGTGACTACTTCACGATCGCAGCGGTGACACGGATCGGTTTCCAAGTAACATTCAGGGATGCAGCCGCCACAGCCGTGAGCCGCCAGTTCACCTACACCGCGATCGGCTTCGGGAGGGAGATCTAAGGCATGGCACAGCACGACTATGTGATCGCCAACCAGTCAGGCCTCGCCTTCCGGGCAGACCTGAACAACAGCCTGGCCGCGATCGTCAGCCAGAACAGCGGCGCATCTGAACCCAGCACCACCTACGCCTATCAGTGGTGGGCGGATACAACCACCGGCCTGCTCAAGCTGCGCAATGCAGCGAACAGCGCATGGATCACTATCGGCACGCTGGCCAGCGCCAACCTCGGCCTAGCGCCTGCTGCCAGCCCCACCTTCACGGGCACGGCCACATTCGGCGGTGATGTGCTGCTGACCGGCACCGGCTACCTCGACCTGCCGGTGGGCACCACGGCGCAACGGCCTGGATCACCCACCTCGGGCATGATCCGGTTCAACAGCACGCTCAGTCAGTTCGAGGGTTACAACGGCACCGCATGGTCGAGCGTTGGCGGCGGTGCAACAGGTGGCGGTGCCGATACGGTGTTCATCGAAAACAGCCAGACGGTGACCACTAACTACACGCTCACCACCAACAAGAATGCGGTGAGCGCCGGCCCCGTTACAGTCAACGCAGGCGTCACCGTTACCGTGCCCAGCGGCGCCAGCTGGGTGATCGTCTAACCCGAAAGGATCATGCCCATCACGATCGACGGAACAGGAAGCATCACAGGGCTGAGCGCAGGCGGGCTGCCCGACCTGTCGGTGGCGACGGCTGACTTGGCCGATGGTGCGGTGACGCAGGCGAAGCGGTCGGAAGATCTGACGCTCGACACAGCCAAGGCAAGCACTAGCGGCACGGTGGTGGACTTTACGGGTATTCCTAGCTGGGCGAAGCGCATCACCGTGATGCTTAACGGTGTGAGCACTAGCGGCACCTCATCTCTTCTTTTCCAGCTCGGCACCAGTGGAGGCGTTCAAACAACCGGCTACACCACGGCCAACACGCGTATTGGCGCGTCCGCTGTCATCGCAGCTTCTTCTACGGCAGGCTGGGCAGTGAACAGCGCAACCGCTGCCTCGACCAGCAGCGGCCATGCGGTGTTCACATTTGTGGGGACCGGAGTCTGGGTGGGCAGTTGCATGATCGGCAGTTCAGAGCCCGCCGTGTCATGGATTACCGGAAGAAAAGACCTCTCTGGCACATTGGATCGCGTTCGCGTCACCACTGTGAACGGCACCGACACCTTCGACGCCGGCAGCATCAACATCATGTACGAGTGACGCCATGACCATCAGACTTCAAGGCGCAACCAGCGGCTACACCGAGATCGACGCACCAGCGGTCGCGGGATCCAACACGCTGGTGCTGCCCACCGGCAACGGCAGCAGCGACCAGATCCTGCAAACCAATGGCGCTGGTGCGCTGAGCTGGGCTGAGCGTGCCTCCTCCTCTGCCCCGGCTACAGCAACGTCCACGGGGCGAGCTGGGCAGGTGGCCTATGACGCCTCCTACATCTACATCTGCACCGCCACAAACACTTGGCGCCGCGCTCTCATCAGCACTTGGTAAGCAAACATGAGCACACTCATCGCATCTAACCTGCAAGCATCCGGTGGCGGTGGTACTGCGGCCACGCTGGCAAGTGTCAACGGCGGTCCTTTAGCAGGCACCCGCAACCGCATCATCAACGGTGCGATGGCAGTGGATCAGCGCAATTCCGGCGCTGTTCAGACCTTTACCGCTGGCGCGGCCTTGGCCTACAGCGTTGACCGCTGGTACGGCTATTCAACCGGCGCCAACGTAACGGGGCAGCAGGTGGCTGGCGCGACAGCTGGTCAGTTCCGTTATCGCTTTACGGGTGCGGCCTCGGTCACGGCTATCGGTTTTGCGCAGCGCATCGAGCAGCTCAACAGCGCTGACCTTGCCAACACCACAGCAACGCTCAGTGTTGACCTGGCAAACAGCCTGCTCACCACGGTGACCTGGACAGCGTTCTACGCCAATACCGCTGACACGTTTGGCACATTGGCCGTTCCGACGCGCACGCAGATCGCCACTGGCACCTTCACGGTCAACAGCACCGTGACGCGCTACTCAACACAGATCAGCATCCCAGCGGCAGCAACAACCGGCATCGAGATTCGCTTCACGGTTGGCTCGCAAACTTCGGGCACCTGGACGATCGGTGATGTGCAACTGGAACGCGGAAGCGTGGCTACCCCGTTTGAGCGCAGGAGCTACGGGCAGGGGCTGGCGTTGTGTCAGAGGTATCACCAACAAGGCGTCGCCAGCGGCGGTGGAGGAACGATGTATCCTCCCATTGCAACCTCAACTACACAGCGAAGACTATGGGTGCCATTTCCAGTCATTATGCGAGCAGCCCCGACGATGACTAACGTCGCACTATCAAACATCTCCAGCCCCAATGCTACGGGCTATGTAAACGGTGTTTCATACTTTGGCACCGCCAGTAGCGACATTGAATGTGGGGTTCAAACTGGAAATGCTTCTGCGGAGCTGTAACCCATGACCTACCAACTCACAACCGGCGACACCATCCTCCGCCTTGCGGATAACGCCTTTATCCCGCCCGACCCGACCAACCGGGATTACGCCGCCTATCTGGCCTGGATCGACGAAGGCAACACCCCGGAGCCTGCCCCCGAGCCTCCTGCCCCCGCCCCCGACTACCTGGCTTTCTGGGATGCGCTGATGGCCTCGACCGTCTACGCCTCCATCCGCGAGCAGAGTTTTGTCAGCTTGCCGATGAACACCCTCGCCACCGAGTTCATCGCGCTCATGGGTGATGCCAAGGCAGGCCGCCCCAGCGAGCCTGCTATCCAAGCCAGTATTGACGCGATCCTCGCCACCGGCACCTTCACCGCCGACCACTTGACCGAGCTGCAGCTGGCGCTGGAAACCGGCAACCTCGGCGGCATCTACACCCTGCCCGATCCTGAGAGCTGATGGCAGTCCGCAGCAAAACCGGCACCGCTCGGATTGAACACCAGCCTGGTCCACCCAAGACCACCCGGCAGGGCTACGGCCAGCGGTCACGGCCACGGCGCCGCGGCCGCAAGCCCCTCAGAGGGCAAGGGCGGTAATGGACGCCCAAACCCGCGAGAACTGGCGACGCATCCGCGACACGCTGGAAGCAGCGGGAAAGACCGACAACCACTACTACAGGCGCGCTCTTGCCATCCTCGCCGGGATGCCTGACCCTTTCGATCGTTACGATGGGATCAGGACCGGATCAGCCGATGGCGGACGAACCTAAAACAGTCGGCGGCGTCTTCGTTGCGTCCCTCCCCGCCGCAATCGCCGCCGGCGTGTTCGCCATCGGTGCCCTGCTCGTCAACATGCAGATCCAGTCCGCACGGATCGAGGCCACCCTCACGCAAGTGGCCGCCTCAATGGATGAACTGAAGACCGACGCCAAGACGCAGCTGGCAGACCTCGACAAGCGCGTGCGCCAGCTTGAGATCCGCAAGTAACCTAGGAGCACTTCCACATGGATGCCGTGTCTGTCGAAACCGCCGCCGTCATCGCCATCATCATCGCTGCAGGCAGTGAGATCATCGCCATCAGCCCGCTGAAGTCCAACAGCTGGATCCAGCTGCTGCTGCAGGCTGGCCGGCTGATGTTCCCCAAAAAGCGCTGACTGATGCCCAACCCCGCGCCTATAACGCTGGAGCAGCTGTTCCGGTTCTATCGCGGGCTGCCGCATCAAGCCGCTGCCATCGAGACGCTGGAGCAGGACTTGGCCGTGAACGGTTACGCCGTTGCCATGCGCCGGGATCGGGCATGGTTCCAGGTCTGGAGCCAGGACGGCAAGCAGGCTGATCTGGCCGCGGCGCTGAAGCTGATCAAGGAGTTTGAGGGCTGCCATCTCACCGCCTACGCCGACCCGCTGCATGGCTGGGACGTGGCGACGATCGGCTACGGCACCACCCGCTATCCCGACGGCCGCAAGGTCAAGCAGGGCGACAAGATCAACGCCATCGAGGCGGACATGCTGCTCCGCCAGGAAGTGGACCGCATCGCTGAGAAGCTGCGCGCCTCGGTCCCCGCATGGGGCGAGATGGCCGACCATCAGAAGTGCGCGCTGATCAGCTTCGCCTACAACCTCGGCAGCGGCTTCTACGGCACGCCGGGCTTTGAAACCATCAGCCGGGAGTTGCGCGAGAAGGACTGGGCTGCAGTGCCCGCTGCCCTGCTCCTGTACCGCAACCCCGGCACCAACGTTGAGGCCGGCCTGAAGCGGCGCCGCGAGGCTGAAGGGCGGCTATGGGCTGGCAGCCAACCCAAGACGGCAGCAGCCAAACCCAAGCCGAAGCCGGGCGATCCGTTCAGCACCAAGCTGACGCCCCACTTCACGCTGGGCGAGTTCGCCCTGGGTGAGCCGGCGCGCCGCTTCGTGGCGCAGCACCAGGTGGACACCGCGATCGAGCTGGCCACCTTCCTAGAGCGCGTGCGCACGGCATTCGGCGGCAAGCGCATCACGATCACCTCGGGCTATCGGCCGGCAGCCATCAACCGCGCAGTGGGTGGCGCCAGCCAGTCAGAGCACCTCTACGACGCGCCGGGCGTGGGCGCGGTGGATGTGTATGTGGACGGCGTCAGCATCAGCGCGGTGCAGGCATGGGTCGATCGTGAGTGGCCGTACAGCGTCGGCTACGGCGCACCCAAGGGCTTCGTGCATCTAGGCATCCGCGAGGGCAGGCCTAGAGTCCGCTGGGATTACTGAGCCTGAATGATCATTCCTGACCACGAGATCGCCCGCCTCTGTCGCCAGGCGGCGATGGTGGTGCCCTACAACGCCGACCTGCAGAACCCTGCCAGCCTCGATGTGCTGCTGGGTGACCGGCTGATGATCGAAGTTCCCGAGCGCCCCGAGCTGCAGATCCTGGGCATCGGCCACCACACCCAAGCTGATCCGTACTGGCTGGCGCCGGGTGAGTTCTGCCTGGCCGAGACGCAGGAGATCTTCAACCTGCCAGACCACATCGCGGCGCAGTTCGTGCTCAAGTCCAGCCGCGCACGCGAGGGGCTGGAGCACCTGCTGGCCGGCTACTGCGATCCAGGCTGGCATGGCAGCCGGTTGACGCTGGAGCTGCACAACAGCCGCCGCTTCCACAACATCGCGCTGTGGCCTGGAATGAAGATCGGCCAGATGGTCTTCCACGTCATCGCCGGCACGCCCGAGCGCACCTACCGCGTGACGGGCCGCTACAACGGCGACCTGGGCGTCACTGCCAGCCGGGGATGATCACCTTGGACGCGGCAGCAGCTGCAGCCTCATCGACCAGGTGGGCATAGCGGGCTGTGGTGAGCGGGCTGGCATGGCCGAGCAGTCCGCCGATCTGGTTGAGCGTCAGCCCGGCGCTCACCGCCATGCTGGCGTAGTGGTGCCGCAGATCATGCACCAGCAGGTCGGTGATCTGGGCCGCGGCCAGCAGCTCCTCCCATAGCTTGTGGTATCCCACCAGCGGGTGGTCGCCATCGCCTTGGATGATCCATTCGCCGTTCGATCTGGCGCGCAGCTGCTGGAGCACCTCCAGCGCTGCCGGCGTCAAATGCACCAGCCGCGGGTGGCCATCGCGGCCGGTCTTGTGGCACTCGGGCGGCACCACCAGCACCGCACCTTGCAGCCAGCTCCAGCGGGCGTCCTTGATCTCGGACACCCGGCAGCCGGTGAGCAGCAGTAGGCGGATCAGCTGGGCAAACCGCCACCGCACGCCGGCCGGCGCGAACCCGTCCAGCGCCACCAGCAGCCTGGCCATCTCCTCGCGGGTGAGATACCGCCGCCGCTTGCGCTCGCCATTTCCCGGCACCTTGGCGCATGGGTTGCCGGTCCGCAGCCCCCAGAGGATCGCCAGGTTCATCGCCTTGCGCAGCACCGCCAGCGTCCGGTTGGCCTGGGTGCCGCCGACCGATCGGATCAGCCCCATCACTTGCGCGGTGGTCACCTGCTGCACCTTGGCGGTGCCCAGCTCAGGGATGATGTGCGCCTCCCAGATGCTCCGGTAGCCAGCGCGGGTGGATGGCCGCAGCTTGCCGTAGTGCTCCGCCTGGAGCCGGGCGTACAGGTCCGCCACTGTTGGGCCGCGGCGCAGCTCCTGCCGTGCGCTGGTGGGCGCCTCACCCTTGGCGACAGCCGCCAGCAGCTTGTGCGCCTCCTCCCGTGCCAGCGTGCGGCTCACCACGCCGACGCGGCCGATCTTGTGGTGCTGCTGCTTGCCGCCCGGTTCCCGGAAGCGCAGGTACCAGGTCTCAACGCCGCTCGGCAGCTTCAGGATGCCTAGGCCGGGCACTTTTGTATCCGCTATCCATTCGCGCAGCATTCGCGCAGATCTCCGTGATTTCGGGTGACTTTGCGCGAACGGGCTGGAGATAGCAAGGGGGAATCTGGTGGCTGAATCAGAGGCTTAGGGGATTCCCGTGAACTGGCGTGAGGTGTCCAGATGCGACTTTTAATCAGAGGGTCGCGGG